GTATGATTATGTTGAGAAGTCAGGTTCTTTAATAGATAATTTACCTAAAGCTATTCGTGAACAATTACTTGCTCATCGTAAAAATGAATTAACAAATACAAGTGTGACTTGGAATAATTATAGAGACTGTCCATTTGTTAATAATAAATTAGTTAAAGAGTATAATGAAATAACTGATACGGGCTGGTATGCAAAGATGTATGCCATTATGGTTTCAATTGCTGGTAATGCGATACGTAGAAAATATCCTATTACTGCTCAAGAAATCACAACATTATGTAAGGAAATTGACTTTGAAAATGGTAATTGGTATAAGTCAAGACCCTTTGACAAGGAGGCAGATCGTGCAATCGAATACATCCACAGTAACAGTTGATACAGGTGAAATAGGCGAACAATTAATAGAAGAATTTTTTCCTAAAGCAGAACGAACCGATGATTGGTTTGATTCTAAAAAAGATGGTACTATAAGGGAAAAAACTTATGAAGTAAAAACATTTAGGTTAAATAATAAAGACCAAGGTTTCTGGGTTGATAGTTCTCAATTTCGTAAATTAGATAATGTTGATATATTATACTTTGTTAAAATCCCTGAATCATTAGAAGAGGGTGCAACTATTTATGAATGTATGGACCATACAGGTGAGGATGCATATGAAGCTTTTAAGTTAGGACCAATCAAACAAATGAGATGTTATTTTCTTGATAATTGTAAAAAAATTACAAATATTAGAGATGAGAGAACTGATGTATTATATCATAATTCAGTGGCTATGTCAAAGCATAAAAGATTTACATAAGCTGTTTACTTTAGCCTATAACTATGATATAATATAACTATATTTAATGGAGTAGTATATGAAAGAATCATTAAAAGTTTTACAGGCCGCTGCAGAACTTCAACAACAAAAATCAAACGATTATCAAAATCCTAATTCTAGGATTCGTCAAGCTGACTATTATCCTCATGGATGTTCAACCATATTAGATACAATGCATGCAAAAATATTACGTATGCATTCAGTTATCGAAGCTATGGAATCTGATCCAAATTACACACCAAATTTTGAATCTCTTGAAGATTCATGTATTGATATTATAAATTATTGTTCATTTTTTGTAAGTTATTCACGTGGTAAAATGGAAGGACAAAGTCCTGATCGTGACTTTTTAAATAGAATTATAAATCCGATAAATGCTGATTAGACCATATAGAGTAACAGATGTTCGTGACTATTTTGTTGGTGCAAAAGGTCATGATTATGCTATGACTACAGATAAAACTGGTGTCAAATGTCTTGAACTTATTGGTGCATCATTCCTTGCAGATGAACCTGCAATATTTGGTACACCTAATATAGACTATATTAAAAGAGAAATTGATTGGTATAAATCTATGTCTTTAAACGTTAAAGATATATATGGACCAAATAAACCACCACCAGAAGCTTGGCAATATGCAGCATCAAATAAAGGTTTTATTCATTCAAATTATGGTTATTTAATTTGGCATAAAGATAATCATTATCAATACGATAATGTCATACAAGAATTAAAAGCTAATCCTAATTCACGTAGAGCACTTATGGTTTATAATAGACCAGAAATATGGAATGAATATGATATGGATGGTGCTTCAGATTTTATATGTACTAATTCAGTAGCTTATTATATTCGTAATGGTAAATTACATTGTTCAGTATCAATGCGTAGTAATGATGTCGTATATGGATATAAAAACGATTATGCATGGCAACAATTTGTATTACATGATTTGGCTTATGATTTAGATTTAGAAGTAGGTAATATGATTTGGCAAGTACAAAATTTACATGTTTATGAAAAGCATTTTGACTTAATTAAACCATTAACATCAGCTGCTGCAATTGATAAAAGTTATAAAAGCGAGTGGAAATGAAGATAGGTGTAATATTAGGTAGAGGAGTTGAAGGCGTTGGTGTTACAAAGAACGTTGTAGAATTCCAAAAGCTTTTCCCTGGAGTAGAAATATTTGCTACAATAGATAAATTATGGCCTCGTAGAGAGTCTATGAATTTTCCAGTTACTTATTTTAGAGGTGCTGATTGGGATATGGTTAGTAAACCAGCTAAAAAGTTCCCTAATTTAATTGCTTCTAACGATGTAGTCCATAGGATTAATCAGCTTGATGCCTGTATCATTTGGAGCATACCTTCAAAGTCACATTCAGAAGAGTGTATAGACAATTTTATAAGACTATTAGCCAATATTAATGTTCGTAAAGGTCTTGTACAGGTTGACCATAAAATGGCATCTATAACTCGTAATGCTCGCCTTGCCGATGTTTGTAATAATGTAGATGTTTTAATGTGTCATTCAGTTGAGAATGATTTCGCAAGATGGACACGAAAAAATAATGTAAAGACACCATTGACTGACATGGGTGTTGGATTTAATTTTAATAAAGATTATTGGAAACCAGTCGAAGACCAAGATACACGCTATGTTCGTTGGGTTGGCCGTACAGCAATGTGGAAAGGACCAGATGTTATGATTGATATACATAATGATCATTTTCGTAAAGCAGGATTTATTACAGTACTTGAAGGTTTAGAAGCTTCAATACAATATCCATTGGTATTATATAAGAATTCAAAAGAATTAAAAGATCGTAGAGATGTTATCAATTTCTTCAGGCCTGAAAAAGGTTTAGATATAAATGAAACTAGACATCCTGTGTATGGTTCAGAAGAAGAAGATATGGGTGCATATCTTTATTCATCATATACACATTCTGAAATGATGGAACGTATGAGTCTTGGTGGATTTGGTTCAGATCTTATGTACTTTAAGAAAAATCTTTATGGGAACAATCTTGAATATTGTCATACAGATTCATTTGCTGCAGGCGTTATACCAATATTCCATAAACATTTATGTGATAATGTAATACATCGTAAGCTTGATTGTCCAATTAGTCAATGCGCAAATAATGGAACAATAGGTATTGACCATACTAACGCAGCTGAAATGACAGAATTAATGCTCCTATTAAGACATGAGAATAATATGCGAGCTGAATGGAGAGAGCAAATGTTTGAATTTTGGAAAGACCATTGTAATGCAGACATTGTATATAATGACATTATAAATAAAACATTAAACTTTAACAAAACAGAAGATGTTGGATTGGAGGCATTCTTTTGATACCATTTCCAAATAAAAAATATAAAACTATATATGCTGACCCTCCGTGGAATGAACAAGGAGGAGGCAAAATAAAAAGAGGTGCTGATAGGCATTATGATTTAATGAAAACTGAAGACATAAAAAATCTTCCAGTTCAAAATATAGCAGATGATGAGTGTTGGTTATATATGTGGGTCACTAATAATTTTTTAAAAGATGGTCTTGACATTATGGAACATTGGGGATTTAAATATATAACTAATCTAGTATGGGCAAAAAATACTATAGGTCTTGGATATTATTTTAGAGGTCAACATGAACTTTGTTTATTTGGCAAAAAGGGTAACTTAAAACCTTTAGTAAAAAATGAAAGTACTTTAGTTAAAGCTAATAAAGCTGAACATAGTAAGAAACCAATAGAATTTTATACTAAAATTGAAAATCAATCACATGGTCCTAGGATAGAATTATTTGCTAGGAATATAAGAAAAGGCTGGGATGCATGGGGTAATGAAGAATTAACAGAAGAAGTAACATTAGAGGAATATTTCGTATGAGAGTAGTAATTACAGGGTCACGTGGTTTTATAGGTGGACATTTAAAAAATAGATTAAAACAAGATGGGCATACCATTATTGAATGGGACCATAAGATTGAGAAAGCAATTGAAAATTTTAAATTAGATAATGCTGATTATGTAGTACACATGGCAGCTTGGGCTGATGTTCGAGCAAGTATAAAAGACCCTAATAAATATTGGGAAAACAATGTGACTAATACTACTAATATACAAAGACAATGTAATGAATATAAAGTACCATTAATATATGCATCTTCTTCTTGTATTCATGAATGGCATAAATCACCTTATGGAATAAGTAAAAAAGTAAATGAGGAGACAGCATTCCCAGGACAAATTGCATTAAGATTTACTACAGTTTATGGTGGAGCTGGTGCTAATAGAGGTATGTTTATGGATAATCTTAAAGATGGTAGTCTTAAATGGGTAACAAATCATGTTCGTGATTTTGTACATATTGATGATGTATGTGATGCAATTATTCTTTTAATGTATTTAAGTAAAACAGATATGTCATCATATAAACTTGAACCTTCTCCTAAACTTTTACCAGCATATGATATTGGTACTGGTACTGGTTATGTAGTATCAGAATTAGCTCAAATGGGTGGGTATGATGTTAAAGGAACACCAGGCGATGAATGCGAAGCACTAGACAATACTGCAGATATTACTGCAATGAAAGAATTGGGTTGGCGTCCATTAGTTAATGTAAAGAATTATATAAAAAACTTATGAAGTGGGCAAGTATAGTACCTCTTATTGGAGGTGAAACAATAGCAATGGAAAAGGTCTTTGAGAAAAGACCAGCTTATATGATGTCATATAACGAATTTGAAGCTAATGATGCTCATATAGTAGAACATTATAGAAAGCAATGTAGTGACCCTGAAGATGGTGCCAATTATGTTCCTTATTATATATTAGAAAATAAACGTAAGAATGGATTTATCTGGCATGGTCGACAACAAGGTGAAGGTCCCGAAGGCGAGATGAATGGAAGATATGTTGATGTTGTTAATACTATATGTCCATGTGCTGGTCTTTCTTCATTAAATGTTAAACCATCTGGTGATGCAGAAGTAAATGATTATATGACCAAGACTGCTAAGTATGTCTTAGAAGAAATAGGTCCAAAAGTATTATGGGGAGAAAATGCACCGCGATTAGCCACTAAATTAGGTGAGCCAGTTGTAAAAAAATTAAGAGCTTTAGCAAAAGAGAATGGATATACACTTTCTTTATATAAAACAAAAAGCTTATTACATGGATTAAGTCAAGTTAGAGACAGGTCATTTTATTTTTTCTGGAAAGGTGATAGTGTACCTATGTTTGATTGGTATGATAGGCCTAATGAAAAGATAGAAGATACAATTCGTAGGGTTAAAAGGGACCCGACAGACCCGATGTCTGCACTGGCTAATACCAAAACTCCAAGTAAGGATGACTTATATTATAAGTATGTGTTGGAAGTAATACATAATGGTATGAGTCATAATGATTTTCAAAAGACATTAGAAAAAAGTATTAATGTTCAAGGCTATATTGAAAAACATAGTAATTATAATGACTATGCAGATTGGCTAGAAACTTTTGGTGAAACCAAACAAGCAAAAAAAGCTAGAGCTATGCATAAGAAATTATCAGTTAAAGGTACTAATATAATGAGACGTACAAGTGAAATACCAGCTGATTATATAGGCGCATTCGTAGGTCATATGCCAATGAATTTGACTCATCCAGATGAGGATAGATATTTGACATATAGAGAATGTATGGAAATTATGAAATTACCAGAAGATTTTAATATGATAGACCCAAAAAGAAATCTTAATCACTTATGTCAAAATGTTCCAGTGACTACTGCAATGGATATGGCATATAATATTAAAAGATTTTTATATGGTAGGTCAGAAATGATATATGATGATTTTGTTATACAATGTAATAAATCCCATTCAATTCAAACCACACCAAGCACTTTAGATAAATTCATGTAAAAGGAGAAAATATGGGAATAATGGATAAATTACAGAAGAATTCTAGGATTAAAGAGACAGCAACTCTCGATAAATCCAAGATTTTTTCTAACCAAGAGATGGTACCAACAAAGGTTCCAATGATTAATGTTGCTTTATCAGGCGACCCTGATGGTGGATTAACATCAGGACTAACTGTATTAGCAGGACCATCAAAGAATTTTAAAACATCATTTGGATTATTAATAGCAGCAGCATACTTAGAAAAATATGATGATGCTATTTTATTATTCTATGATTCAGAATTTGGTTCACCCCAACAATACTTTAAGTCGTTCGGTATCGACACTTCAAGAGTACTCCACAGCCCAATTAAAAATGTCGAGGAACTGAAGTTTGATTTGATTAATCAATTAGAGAATATCGAACGCAAAGACAAAGTCATTATTATGATTGACTCTATTGGTAATCTTGCTTCTAAAAAAGAATTAGATGATACATTTGCAGAGAAATCTGTAGCAGATATGTCAAGAGCAAAAGCTCTTAAAGGTTTATTTAGAATGACCACACCATATTTGACAATGAGAGATATACCATTACTTGCTGTTAACCATACATACCAAGAGATTGGTTTATTCCCTAGAGCTATTGTATCTGGAGGTACGGGTATCTATTATTCAAGTGATAATATCTGGATTCTCGGTAGACAACAAGAGAAAAAGGGTACAGAAATTATGGGTTATCATTTTATTATTAACGTAGAGAAATCTAGATTTGTTAAAGAGAAATCTAAAATTCCTATTAGTGTTACATGGGAAGGTGGTATTGAACAATACTCTGGATTATTAGATTCAGCAATGGAAGGTGGATATGTAGTTAAACCTAGTGTAGGTTGGTATTCTAAAGTTGATAAAAAAACTGGTGAGATAGAAGATAAAAAAGTTCGTCAAGCTGATACACTTAAAGAATCATTTTGGAAACCTATCTTTGCTAATACAGATTTTAAAGAATATCTTAAACGTAAATATGAAATAGGTCATGCGGAGATGATTAAGAGTGCAGATTGAAACATTAATCTTACGTAACTTAATGCTCAATGAGGATTATACTAGAAGTGTAATCCCTCATTTAAAATTACGATATTTTGAAGAACCATATAGGGCAGTCTTTAATGAGATTATTAATTTTGTAACTAAATTTAATGCACTACCAAGTGCTGATGCATTATCAATTGAAATGAGGAATAATCCTAAGATTGGTTCTGATTCATTAGCTCTTATTCCTAAAATAAGTATTAAAGAAGGTGAACAAACTGTTGAATGGTTAACAGAAAAAACTGAGAAATGGTGTCAAGATAGAGCAATCTATTTGGCAATTATGGACTCTATTAATATTATTGAAGGTAGACATGATACGTTAGATAAAAATTCATTACCTGAAGTATTAAGTGAAGCTCTTTCAGTTAGTTTTGATTTAAGAGTTGGGCATGATTATGTAGATGATTCTGATGCTCGTTATGAATTTTATCATAGAGCAGAAGAACACCTCCCATTTGATTTAAAAATGTTTAATAAAATTACCAAAGGTGGCTTAGTTAATAAGTCTCTTAATGTAGCTCTTGCAGGTACTGGCGTTGGTAAGTCATTATTTATGTGTCATGTAGCAGCAGGTGCTTTGACTCAAATGAAGAATGTATTATATATTACTATGGAGATGGCAGAA